CCTCGCGCCTGCATAAGAGTTTCGCGATTGTGTATGAGTTAAAGAATGAGGTATGGTTTTACCTTCCGTATGGTAGTACACAGACGACGATGAATCATATTCTTATCTATGACTATCTACGCGGAATCTTTTATCCACCGTGGACGGGGGGGCTTAATAGTTCACTCACCTCTGCGGGTATTGTTGACAATGTTCCCGTGTCTGGAGATGAGTCTGATGGCTTTCTTTATAAGCATGAGGAAGGTCTTAACGACACGGATGGAAGCACCATAACGGCAATAGACTCATGGTTTAAGACCGCAGCATCCCCCGCGATGGGGCCAGATGTGATGCTCCGGTGGCTTTTCGTACGAAACAGTTTTGATATCCTTGGGAATTATGAAGTGAATATTACTTATTCATCTCCGGGGATAGTAGGCCAGACAACGACATTCAATCAGGGCGGCGGGTTTGATGCTATCGGTTCTTTTGTTATTGGAACGTCATCTATAGCTCCTGACGATCTTGTTGCTATAGAGGATATCGACCTTACAGGATATGATCCTGTTATCCAACTACATTACCAGAATGCAAATGAAAGTGAAGAGATGAGCATCCGCCGTGCTACGGCAGTGTATAAGCCTATTGGACGTATGAGAAAACCACAAGCGGGGGTTACTTAAAGGCTCATTATGAATGGTGTTGATAGAACAAAATTTGATCGTATAGCCGCCGCTCCCTATATAGGGCGACAAGTCCGATGGCACGACCAGACAGGGAGTTTCAGGAATGACGCCCAAGGAGGGCTTGTTTGGACGCCTGATAGTGGTGCAAATCTTGGCTCAAATGGTATAGAGGATATTACCGGCAAACTCGGAGTATCTACTGGTCAAGCTGGAGGGATGCAGTATCAGTATGACCCTGCAACAGGGGGAGTGACATCAACAGGAAAATCAGGAACACTTCCTCCTGTTGGAGCACCTGCTCCTCCCTCTCCTGGACCTGGACAGCAAGGTCAGCCTGCTACACCATCTGCTGGACCGGGACAACAGCCTCAACCTCCAGGTCCCTCTTTCCCTAGCGAAGAGGCTAAAAGTCAAAATGCGATGTTTAGTGCGGCTTTTGGTTCTAGGCAGGGCGATCCAAATTTTAATGTCAATTTTGATTACAATCAAGACGGCATCATAAACTATGATGACCATTTACAATTCGGTCAAAGCTTTACTCCTCCTCCCCCAGTAGATCCCGCAACTCAACAAATTGATTCTCATGTTGAGTCAATGATATCTACTCTGGGTGATCAGAGGACCAGGTATGGGCAAGCTCCTTCAGAGCAATATTATCAGCAATATTTAGACGGATATAAAACGCACCTTCAGAGCCTTAGTGAGGATCAGCGCAATGATTATTTTGCTGCGCCACACAAGTCATACAGGGACTATGTAATAGACCAGCTCGATGCCACGCCAGAGTTAGGAAATATTCTGCGAGGTAAGTGGACAGGTGAAAATGTAAATGCCGTTGCTCAATCAATAGCATCTGGTCAAGGCATTCTTAACCTTGAATACTTGGATTCTATCCCTGAAGAACTGCTTTCTAGCAGTAACAAAGAGCATATTAAGGGCCTTGTTAATAGCATCCTTAACCCTCCTCCTTCTTCAACCAAACCTGTTCGACCTGACCTTGCCGCTGGTGACCCGTCTGGAGAAGCAACAGATCTTGAGGTTGGCGAGGGAGATGTTGTATCGGGAGATGTTGTATCGGGAGATGATCTTAGTTCGCAAATCGATGGCCTCGCTACACTGATGAGAGGACCAGACGGCAAAAGGTTAGGTGACGATTATTATCGGAATCTGCTTACAGAAGATGGGTATACTCCTGAACAAGTAGAACATATTCTTAGAGAAAGTCGGAGTAGAGCAACTGGTGCAGATACAAATGTTGATAACATTTTTTCCCAGATGCAAGATGGAACATTTGATGAAGACGCTATTCGCGCACAGCTTCTTCAAGAGGGATACACTCCCAATGAAGTGTCTGCTTTAATTGCCAATGCAACAACTCGCCATGAAGAAGCTGAGTATGGGGTTCTTCAAGACGAGTTTTCTGAATGGCTAAATACGCAACTCCCGCTTCTTGCTCAATCAGGGGATGGGGATACTTTTACAAAGACGTTGATGCAATGGAAAAATCGCGGCCTTAGCGAAGAAGATCTTGGGGCTGCAAACCAAGCTTGGTCACAGCAAGGGGGTTCCAGCAATTGGCAAGCACAGCAAGGCCCCCCGGTAGACGATGGAGTAGCCGAAGGTTTTCCTCCAGGATGGGTAGATGCCGATAACGATGGTTTTGATGACAATACAGATCTAGACATCGACGGCACCCCAAGGGTATTTACCCAAGAAGGTCCAGAGCAATTTGAAGGAACTGCTACAAAGCCAGCGATGCCTGATACTGACGATACAATTAATGATCTTGTCACGTATCTAAGAGACGCCTCAGAGACACAAGACGGCATTGACAATATTGCCGCTAACGATCTGAATCGGTTGTCAACTGAGGCTGAACGGGCGCAAGAGCAGCTACTAGAAGACCTGAACAGGCTTGGCCTTGTCGGCCTGGAGTCTGGAGATGCACAGGCAGCTATTGGTGAGTTCAAGGGTAAGGTTCTGGCACAACAGCATCAAATTCGCGCAGACTCTGATCAAAGAATAAGAGATAACATTGACAAGCTCATTGAGGTTGCAGGGCTTGAAGTTTCAAAATCTGAATCTGAATTCAGAATAAAACAGCTTGAGGACAGCATCAAATCTGCTGACCAAAGAGCACTCTTCCGGGGTGTCATGGAGCTGCTTGGCCCTGACGGGTTTAATCTTGTCGGTGGTCTTTTTGGTGGCGATGGACAGCCAGGGTCAGGCGCGGGAACAGGAACAGGAACAGGAACACCATCGTGGGGTCAGGATATTTATAACGTTCCCCAAACACTCCGTAATATTCCGGGTCTTAAAGACGCAGATTTCTCAAACGTTTACAATGACGACGGCACTGTTGTCGAGGGCATGTTCCAGTACAAAAACGCCGGTGGCGACATTGTACATATACCCAAAGACTTTAATATTGCAACCGACCCAGGAGCAATTCAGTTAAGGGCGCAAGGGTTTACCGATAAAGAGATCCTTGGACAGATGGCAGCAACAAAACCGCCAAAATGGTTTGACGCATCAAAGATGAAACAGGCTGCTGGATTCTTGGCGGCGGGAGAAGTTGCTGGAGAAGTCCTTCCCGGTGCTCTTGGCTCTATTTCAAAAGGTGCTTCTCAGGGTGCGGCTATAGGAAGTGTTGTTCCGGTTATAGGGACAGCCGTAGGTGCAGCAATTGGAGCTGGAATTGCAGCAGCAACGAATTTCCTTGGCATTAATATGAGCGGACACAACGATAGGCAGATTGAGAGTTCTTGGCATCCAGCTATTTTGGATGTGTTATACCAGAACGGGTTTACGCCTAGAGACAAGGTATCAAAAGAAGTCCTTGATGAGATTGCTACTCAACTAAATATTCCATACGAAGGAAGCAATTCCGAGGCTTTCCGCAGGTCTTCGCACTACAGGGGGGCGGATATAGAAAACCAAGACAAGTTGTGGGCGAAGCAATATGAAGAAGGCAAACTTTCTCGCGAAGACCTTATTACGATGTCGTTGGCATCAAGCGTAGGTAACAGCGGTATCGATCTCAATAAATGGGGAAGATCCAGAAGGGCTTAATGCCCAAGGGTAATACTATGAAACTAGACTTATCTACTCTTGCAAACCTGGGAAGAACGGCATCGTATGGCGTTCAGCAGCATGCCCAGGCGCGTGAGAAAAATTCCGAAAGGGAACTTGCTAAAGACCTTATGAGGGCTTCTGTTACCGCAGACTATGGTGACATAATGAATAAGCTCAAGCAGGGATACTATAGAAATGCTCGGCCAGAACTTTTAAGTCGAACGTCTCAGGAGATTGGTCAAGGTCTGCGTCTTAAGCGGGAGGAAGAGTATACAAAACTTCGGGATGCTGAAACGGCTATTGCTACGCGAATGGCAGCTATGACCGGAGATAAATACGATCTTCTTACGCCAGAGCAAAAGTATCAACAGGCTTCCAGAGAGATTATGTCCAGGCCTGCATACCGTGGTCTTGGTTCTGGTATTACGGCAGCAGGAGGTGCTACTCCGGGTGGCGTTGCTCCGGGTAGATCGGCTATTACTGGACGCGCAGGGATACAACAAGCAATCGCCAGAATTGCAGAACTCCCTGACAGAGAAGAACGTGTAGAAAAAAGCAGAGAGTTGATGACGCAACTAAGGCAGCTTGAGCAGTCAGGTACGATTTCTACGGCTGAATACAACAATCAAAAAGCCTTAGTAGAAGATGCTGTAGATCAGGGTCTTGCATGGGGAAGGCGTATTCAAAGTCTTGGTACAGGAGCTTTGGGTGGAGTTGCGGGTGCAGGCACGGCAAAAGGAATTGCTTCACTATTAGGTAAAGCTCCTGTTCCTCTACCCATAAAAATACCTGCGGCGTTAGCAGGATCGTATTTAGCAAGTGAAGGACTTCCAGATTTGAATTTAGAATACTTAAGTAATGTTAAGCGTGGAATTTTAGGGCAAGGGCCTAGATAGGATAAATAGCTATGGCTAGAATACGGAAAGCTGAAGAGCCTCAGTTTACACCTGGAACTTCTGAGTTTACGATGGGGCAAGAACAGCGGAGACAGGCGCGTCAAGAAGAAGAAGAACTTCAAGAGATGTATCGAGTGCTTCAGGACTTAAGTGTTTCTCCTGATCTATCTTCAAGCGAAAGACAAGAAGTTGATGATTTAATAGATGAGTTTGATCAATCTGGCCATGGCATTCAAGAAGCG